CGCAGTAGTTGGCCCTGCTATCCGTAGCATTGACAAGAAAGACCCTGCGTTTGGGTTGGTTGCAGATTTTGTAACCGCAGAAATTGACAAGTTAGCAAAGGCTACAAAGAAGAAGCCTGCGCCTAAAAAGTAAACGGAATAGTGAACGGCCCCGCTAACGCGGGGCTTTTTACTTTGCGGTATGCTTTTAACAGGAGGCGTAAACATGGCGTTAGAAAATGCGTTTACAGAAATACTAAGCAAGCGGGCTATTGGGCGTTCACCTTTGAATGGGTTTTGCCCTTATCAAATTATGTACAACTCTTTGCCTAAAGAAGACCAAAAAACATTAGATGATGCATGGGAAAGAAATTACCCTGTTAATTTAATAGTTCAGGCTTTGCGGGCAGATGGTCAAAAATGCAGTGCAGACACCATTAGAAATCATAGAAATGGTACTTGCAGGTGTCCAAAAGAGTAGAGGAAGTTCTTGATGATCGCCAACATGAATATGGAAGCGCTCGCAAGAATTTCACAGCCATAGGCCGTATGTGGGGTGCGCTTTTGGACATAGAGGACATTGACCCTGCAATTGTTGCATTGATGTTTGATGCGGCAAAGTCAGTACGGATTACAGCCAATTTAGAACATGAAGATAGTTGGATAGACAAAGAAGGCTACACACATCACGGCAAGGAGATTGTGTTTACAAATGAGCCTTGAAAAAAGATTACAAGATATGCCTGAAGGCATTGAGTCAGATGATGTTAAAGAACTGCGTCAGGTTATTTTGCGATTGCAAAAACAACTTAAACAATCTAAAGAACGCAGTGAAGATCTAGTAGAGGCAACTCACCGTGGCGCTTATGATGCAATGATTTCATTAGGAAAAGTTCCACCTGTTTCTGCGCCACAAAAAGATAAACGCAAGGTAAATGCTGAAGTGGCTTTAATTCATTCAACAGATTGGCAAGGGGCTAAGGTTACTTCCTCTTACAACAGTGAAATTATGCGTGATCGCGTTATGCAATTTTCAGAAAAGGTTGTGCATTTAACTGAATTACAACGCCATCATCACCCTGTTAATGAGTGTGTAGTGATGTTTGGCGGTGACATGGTTGAAGGTTTGTTTAATTATCCTGCGCAGTTATGGCAGATTGACGCTTCATTGTTTGGACAGTTCACAACAGTCTCAAGGCTTTGTGTGGATTTTGTGCGCTCTATGTTGGCCAACTTTGAAAAGGTCACAGTGATTGCTGAATGGGGAAATCATGGGCGCATTGGTGGCAAGCGGGCAGAAGTGCCTAAGAGTGACAATGTGGACAGAATGGTTTATGAAATGAGCCGTCAGATACTTGCAGGGGAAAAGCGTTTAACCTGGGAAGATTGCCCTGAAGATATACAGGAAGTTGAGATTGGTAACTACCGCGCTCTACTTATGCATGGTGATGAGTTAGGGCGCTCAGGTTTTGCAAGCCCTGCGGCATGGATTGCAGGTGCTAACCGTTGGAAAGCGGGCGCACATGATTACGATTTTCACGACATTTTTTTAGGTCACTATCACCGACATGCACAAGAGCCAATTCAAAAGCACTACAACATTTATTGGACAGGTTCAACAGAGTCAGATAATCGTTATGCGCGTGACTCAATGGCCGCTAGTGGAAAACCATCACAGCGTTTGCACTTTGTAGATCCAATTAAGGGCAGAACTACTGCCCAGTATCAAGTTTGGTTGGATTGATGGCGCTTGAGCCAATTAGAGAAGTAGTCAGTGATAATGCAAAAGAGCGCACAATGGCGGCGTTCTTACAAGAAACTATGAGGTGGGAACTTTTCCCGACACCTAAATTTTATTTTACTGATTTTCACATTTTGCAACTCTACGACAATGGGCGCAAGAATTACATTGGTGATCTTGAAATCAAATGGCTCAACATACCTAGCAATGTTCCCGCAATTTTCCCGTTCAATAAATTACAACAAATGATGATTGCCCCACCTTACACAGATAGCCCTACTTCATTTCATAGGATTTGTTTTAGATTTACTGACGGGCTAATGATGTTGCCTGTAAAGGAATTGGCTCGCTTGCACCCTGAAGTACACACGCGGCGCGATACTAATGAAACGGATTTAGTTGTAAAAGTTTCTGTTTCTGATTACACAAAATACTTTAGGCCAATTGTTATTGCTGAACCTTAATCCTCATCATCATCTGAATACTCAGATGTGATTAGGCGCATATTAGAAACATCTACGCCGTGTTCTTCTGCCTTGTCCATTGCATCTTTGAATGTGGCCAAACAACGGTTAGTCAGATCGCTAACCATGTCAGGGTAAGTTGCTTCACTTCCAATTTCCACGACAAGGCCGCCTAAGCGGATTGAGATTTGTGAGTAAGCCATGATTTCCCCCTGACCCCTAAGTATGCCACCACCGACACGCCAACCCCATAAATTACGGGGTGCTTGTATTTGTCGGTGGCATGGTGTTCAATCCTCCTTACAAGGGCTGGTTAGCCCCCCAACAGGAAGGCAAGAAAATGGCATGTACATTGTGCGAAAGCACCAGTTATTTAGGAATTACATTACTAAACAGCAAGTTTGTTTGTTTTGGTTGCATACTTGAAATTAAAAAGTATAAGCAACATGCGCCTAATCCTTTTCAAACCGTAGAACACCCGTTGGATTATTTTCCAATGATCGGAGCAAAATAAATGGCAAATTACAAAGGCCCACTTGATTACATTGATGTGGCAACAAGAATTATTGAGTTCAGAGAAAAGTTCCCGCATGGTTCATTACAGTCATGGAAAGACCCTTATGTGATTGAAGTGAAGATGCCTGATGGATCTCTTAAAAGTTACATGGTGTACAGCGCGGCGGCATACCGCTCACCTGATGACTCATTACCAGGCGTAGGGTGGGCATACGAGCCAATTCCAGGGCCAACCAACTTTACCCGTGACTCTGAACTACAAAACGCTGAGACAGCCGCCTGGGGGCGCGCAATGGTGGCCGCTCTTGCGGTGGACACAAAAAAGGGGATTGCATCATCTGAAGAAGTACGCAACCGTCAAACAAAAACAACTGAAGCGCCTGCGGCTAAAGCACCTGCGCCTAAGCGCGAATTTTCAGAAGAAGAAAAAGCACAAGCGTTTGCAGTTTACACATTAGTTGAAACTAAAAATACTGAGAAAGAACTAGAGCATCAATGGAAAGAAAATTTTGATGTGCTAGAAGTTGTTATTGGTGGAGTAACTTTGCGTGATCACATTTTGGCGCGTAGGGCGGCTCTCAATGGATAACAGCGTAATCATTGCAAACAATGCTCAGCGCACATCAATTGCGGCGGCTGAGAAAGTTTTGCCTAGAACTGGATCGTTAAAGCGCAAAGTGTATGAATACATTTTGAAGCAAGGTTTGCGCGGCGTCACGGATTATGAAATAGAGAAAACATTACAGATAGAGGGCAACACAGTGCGCCCTACCAGGATTGGGCTGGTCAAAGATGGTTACATTATTGACACAGGCACAACAAGAAAAAACCACCACAACAATGACTGCATAGTTTGGCGAGCAGTAGAGGAAGGAATGATGCTATGAGTAACAAGGAAAATAAATTTGAACCATCAAACGGATTAAAGGTTGCAGTTCATTACAACATTATTGCAATCCGCGCAGTGGCTCAGGAGTTAGATATTTTTCCTGAAGTGCTTGCTGAAAAATTAGACAGAGCGGGATTTATGCTTACACCTGATCCTTTCAATATGTCATCAGATGCGGGCAAAGTAATTGTGTTGCAAAACAAGCGCGAGAACTCAAACATCAGCCTAGTAAAAGAGGAAACAGTTGATGAGTGAAATTATTACGCCAGCAATGGTGGAGCAAAAATTACGCGGACTTTCAAAGGAAGTAGATGACTCACACAAAAATCTTGTGGAAGTTGAAACGATTTACCACAGCATCAAGGCAGAGTATGAAATTGCTATGGCTAAATCTCGTATGACTTTTGCAACGCAATCATCACCAACGGGCAAGAATTACACAGTGGGTGAGCGTGAGGACATGGCGCTTATTCAAAATGAGGAATTGCACAAAGACTTGGCAATTGTTCAAGCCAAAGTATTAGCCACACGCGCTAACACCAACAGGCTGAAGATGCAGGTGGACATTATTCGCTCAGTGGGTACATCAGTTCGCACAAGTATGGATCTCACATGATTGTTTTTACTACATTTGTAGCAGGCTTGATTGTGGGTTACTGGTTATATCCGTTGCGCATGGCGTTTAAGTTGTACAAAATAAGTAAAAAAATTAAGCAGTTGGAAATTGAACACATGGCATTGATGGAAGATTTACGCGGCAAACAATGGAATGAGGATAATTTGTGATTGACCTACAAAACATGGTGGTGAAAACCCTTGTGGCAAATGACAATGCCAGGGCTAGATCACAACAAACAGCCATTGGGCCATCTGCAATTGGTGGGTGTCAGCGCAGACTTTGGCATGACATTGCGCAAACAGAGCCAACAAATGTTGGTGACAAGTTAGGCGCGATTTTGGGAACTTACATTCACACAGGCATTGAAGAAGCCATTAGGCGTGAAGATCCGTTTGGCGTTCAGTATGAGTTAGAAATCGCTGTTGAGTCTGATGGTGTGCCTGGTCATGTGGACGCATACGACAAAATCAACCACACCGTTATTGACTGGAAAACTATTAAGAAGGGAAGTGGGCGTTACTTTGGTGCAAACAATCGTCAGCAAGTTTGGCAAATCCATTTGTACGGCTATTTACTGATAAAAAATGGTTACACAGTCAAAGATGTAGCCCTTGTTGGTATTCCCCGTGATGGAAAAATGTCTGACATTTTGGTGTACATGCAACCTTATGATGAGGAAATTGCATTACAAGCGTTGGCACATTTAGAAAAAACGCGTGAAATGGTTGCACAACAATTACAACCTAGACCTGAAAAGCCATTGGCATTTTGCGCAGACTTCTGCCCCTACTACGATCCGACAGGAGAAGAAGGTTGCCCAAGTACACAGAAGTAAATTGGGAAGATGCAGAATGTAAGCGTTTAGAAGTCCACACGGATCTTTTCTATGACATAGAAGAACAAAGATCCGTAGATGCTTATGATCACATCAATTCAGTGCGGTCTATTTGCGTCTCTTGCCCTATTTGGAAAGATTGTTTAACCTACGCGTTCCAAAATGAAAATTATGGAATGTGGGGCGCAATGACTAGCCAAGAGAGGGCAAGCATTGATGAACCGCTAAAGTACCCAAATCAACGCATTAGAGGATTAAGAGCATTACAACAAATGGGAATTTCATTAGAGATGATAAAAGAATGTAAAGGAGGCAAAAAATGACATGGATTAAATTAGATGACACCTTGCCAAACAACCCAAAAATTTTGCCGCTAAGTGACAAGGCTTTTAGGCTTTACATTGAAGGGCTTTGTTATGCCAACCAATACCTAACTGATGGTTTTCTTGCGCAGGCTGTAATCAATCGCTTGGATAACGGCAACGCGTTAGAAGA